TTTGAAGTTGATGAAAATCTGCTAAGGTCTGTAGAATGGTTTGACATAGAGATAACTGGAACAAAAGAAGGAGATTTTTTCTACAAGAAAAGCGTTGACTACAATAAAAAGAGTAAGAGCATCACAGAAGATGATCTATTTTAAAAACTAACTATTAAATATTATTATTATGAAAACATTATTATTATTATTATTAGCTTCTATTACAGTTATTAATATCAATGCGCAAGATATAGCGTATGGTGATTGGGAAATTTCAGAAGTTGTAGATGAATTTGGAGATCCAACAGGAGATAAAGTAAAAGTTGGATATTTTGAAGGTAAATTTAATAATTCAGCACAGAGTGGTGCAAGTCTTATTGTAAAAGTAGTAGATTACGGAGGAGCAGCAAAAATTAACTTATATGAGTACTCTTCTTTACCTAATGTAACTATTGGGTATAGAACTATATTTGGGTTAATTAAAGTCAAAAGACAAAACGGTGATATTGAAACATATGACTGCATGGCTTCTGAAAGCGGAGGTCTGTATTTTGCAAATGAAAACTATATTAAATTTAGTAATCTTATAAACAATAACAACAAAGAAAAAGTAAAAGTTATTATTGAAGGTGAATCATTTGGTCAGTCAAAGTCATTAAAATATTTCTTTACTCTTGTGTGTAAATAAATTAAATATAATATGAAAGAATATGATATATAAAAAATACTATTGGCTAAATGAAAATAGTCGTACATTCCTATCAAGAGGTTACATATCAGAATCACCTGAGCAAAGAATTAAAGATATTGCTATTAAAGCTGAAAAATATCTAAACATTAAGGGCTTTGCTGAAAAGTTTGAAGATTACATGTCAAGGGGATTTTATTCTTTATCCACCCCTGTATGGATAAATTTTGGTAAACAAAAAGGTTTGCCTATTAGTTGCTATGGATCTAACGTTGATGATAACTTAGATAGCATTTTAAATGCAGGACGTGAAATTGGAATGATGAGTAAATATGGCGGAGGCACAAGTGCTTTTTTAGGCAACATCAGATCAAGAGGGTCAGAAATATCAACGGGAGGACTTGCTGATGGCCCAGTGCATTATGCTAAAATATATGATACAGTAGTAGATGTGTGCAAACAGTCTGAAGCTAGACGTGGTGCTTGTGCAGTATACTTACCTGTTGAACATGCAGACATTTTAGAGTTTTTAGACATTGGTACAGAAGGTAATCCTATACAAAATTTACAGTATGGAATTACAGTTAGTGACCAATGGATGCAAGAAATGAAAGAGGGAGATAAAACTAAGCGTAAAATATGGGCTAAGATTATTCAAAACAGAAGTGAATTTGGTTTTCCTTATATTATGTTTAAAGACAACTCTAATAACAATTCTCCTTACAAAGAACTTGGTATGGAAATTACAGCATCTAATCTTTGTTCTGAAATTCAACTACCAACAGATAGTTATAACTCTTTTGTATGTTGCCTTGGCTCTATTAATCTATTGCACTGGGATGAAATAAAAGAAACTGACGCAATTGAAACATACGTATACTTCTTAAATGCAGTGATGGATGAATTTATTATTAAGTCTGAGACTATGCCAGGTATGAAGAGAGCTTATAACTTTGCTGAAAAGCATAGAGCAATTGGTCTTGGTGTTTTAGGTTATCATTCATTGCTGCAGTCTAAGCTTCTTGAATTTGATTCTTTAAGAGCTAAAGGACTAAACAGTGAAATCTTTAGAACGCTTAAAGATAGAAGTGAGATTGCCTCAAGAGAATTACATAATCAGTATAACTACACATGTCTTAGAGAAGGATATGCTAACACCACTCTTATTGCTGTTGCACCTACTAAGTCTAGTTCATTTATACATGGTGCTGTGTCTATGGGTATAGAACCTATTAAGTCTAACTATTTCATTAAAGATCTGGCTAAATCTAAAACTATATATAGAAACCCATTCTTAGAAAAAGAACTTGAAAAGCATGGTTTAAATACAGATAAAATCTGGAAGTCTATTTTACAAAAAGATGGTAGCGTACAACATCTAGACTTTCCCACTAAAGAAGTATTTAAATCTTTTGTTGAAATTTCTCCTAAAGAAATAGTATTACAAGCTGCACAAAGACAGAAGTATATTGATCAATCACAGTCATTAAATTTAATGATTGATCCATCTGTATCTGCTAAGCAAATTAATCAGTTGTATTTATATGCATGGGAAGAAGGAATTAAAACATTATACTATCAGTTTAGTAAAAGTTCGGCTCAAGATTTTGCACGTAATATTTTAGAATGTTCATCCTGTGAAGGATAAGCTTTATAAAAGAGGGGTCATATTATTTGGCCCCTTTTTATTTTCTTAATCCTTTATGATTATCAATCATATCTAAAATCTTATTAAGTTGATCAGCTTTTATTAAACCTGCCATAGAAGCGTTTTTAAGAGCACTCATTAACTGAAGTGATATAAAAGGTACCATAACTACCTCTGATAACCAAGATGTTCCTGTAAATCCTTTTTCTACAGTAAGTGTTACAGTAAGTATAGCAACCCACACAGCTGTATTTCTAATTATTTTAAGTGCTTTATATGTTTTAAAGCCTTCTCTTTTTACACCTGCCCATATTCCAAATATGCCGTCTAACCACAATACAGATACCACAGCTAAGTATTGTTCCATATTATCCATTGATAAATTTAAGAAATATGTACACAGATATGTACAAAATGATGATAGTACCACTAATGTAATTTTAGTTTGCATTTTTTATTTTTTACTTAGAGGTTTATACTATAATATAATTATATCAATTGACTAAGACTAATATTAAACCTGCAAATTTGTCTTATTTAATATAAAAGTCTGAATTCTTAAGGTATGAATCCCATTTTTGAATAGAATATAGTATTGGGAAAACGTCTTTAATGTTTTTATATACCTTTAGTTCTCCTTTTCTTTTACCTTTTTGATATACATAATTAGAGTTAGCATAAAATGCTTCTTCTTTTCCAGTTACTTTTGCCATTGTATATATAAAACCACCAAGGAAAACCATTTCAAAAGCCTCAGACATCTCATTTACTGATCTTGATGCGGCAACAGGAGAGTTAAACATTTGTTCAACTTGTTTAAATCCTGCAAAAGAAGGCATAAATAACACAAGTTCTTTATATACTCTATCTGCTTGATATCTAGTTAAATTCTTAAATCTCTTTTCAGTATCACTATCATCATCATCTCCAGATAGTATATCATCAAATGCCAAAGAAATAAGCATAGTACTAAGCATAATACCCAAGTCACCCATAGTTCTATAAAAACCAAATAATCTATTCTTTGCTCTTTGATCTATATTACCACCTTTACCATAATCTCTTACTCCTTCTTCTCCAAACTTTTCTCTAGTATACTCATTAACTTGTTGATTAAGATATCCTTTACCCATTGTTCTAAAGTTTATGTTACCTTGAGCAAGTTCTTTTTTAACATAACTTATAAATGAAAATGCAGATTTATATCTGCCTTCCATCCATCCTAAATTTTGATCAAAGTATTCCCTTTGATATCTTGCCTTAATTGCTGGAACTAACCATTTTTTAAATTGAAGCGCTAAAGAACCAAGTGTACTTGACTGAAGAACAATTCTATCTTCTTTAGAATAATTACCATGTATTTGTTTATTTACCTCTCTAATCTCATTTCTCATTTCATATCTAACATCATCAGTATAAGGTACTTCTTGTCCATTTTTTTTGATTAATTTATCAAAGCCATCTTTAATTTTATTCTTATTTGTTTTTGCATCATATTCAAATGCATCATAAAATGATAACTGCGCACCTGTTTTGGTATTCTTAAGATAGGTATCCATAAGTATAGCCATACCTACTTTAGTTTGAGAATTATACTCAGCAGCATCCTGCATTATATAACCCCACTCAGTTGCTCTATCAAACCAACTTTTACCATCTTTCGTATCTGAACTTTGTTCACGTATATCAGACATGCTATCCATCATTCTGAACATATCTACAAATGCCTCGTACTTGCTGTTAGGTAATTTTTTATTATAGTCAGCTTTAGCTAACCCAGGTATTATACCAAATGTTGCTACGTCAATAAAATCTTCTGCACCACCATGTGCAGTTCTATAAACTAATGATGGTATTGCTCTTTTATTATATTCCCAAGTTGCTCTTTTAAAAGCACTTTGAGAATAAAATCTACCACCTATAGATTCAATATTGTTGTTAATCCTACCAATCAAGTAATTATTAAAGTTACCAAATGGATTAAATGCTACATATGATAAAGAAGACATTTGCATAATACCACCTGCAATTTTATCCCAAGCGCCTTGTGTGATATTTTCATTGTCATAATGAATCATAGACATAAACTTCTTAGCTCTACGTACTACATTTTTTTCTTGTGTACTTGTATTTGCTTTAGTTCCTAGATTTTCAGCAACTTTATCTTTTATTTTTGCCTTTAGATTTAGTCTTAACCCAGGAGCAGGAGTATAAGTTCTTTGCTCTATTACTTTTACAAAAGCTTTTAACGTATCATCTACAGCACCCATTGTTTCATAGTTCTGCGCCATAGCACTAAACTTAAGTAAACTAGACGCCATGTCTGTACTAACTTGACCTCTACTTGGTGTTGCTCTTAACCTTACCATTTTACCATTTAGTAACGCTATTTCTTTATTATATCTCTGATCTTGAATATCATTCTTTTTATACCTTGATTTTAAAAGATCTATTTCTTTTTGAAGATCAGCAATATCATTATCTAACCTAGGTCTACCTGTATAATATACAGGTACTTGATCTATTATATAACCTTGATTATCTAATATAACATTTTTTTGAGTTGATGTTTGCTGAAACATATTCCAGACTTTACTTTCAGTCATACTAGCGTATAACTTAGTAAATATAGTACCCTTATCTTTAATTTCATTCATCAATTTATTCTGTACTAAAGGAACTCTACCAAGCATATTTGCTCTTTGACCAATAGGAATTTTATTTAATAATTCTTTTTCATACATTTTAATATACAAATTATAAAACTCTCTTTCAGCTACAGACTTTGCATCTGTACCACTCATTATAGCGTCATATTTTGGATTTTTCATGTTGCGTCCATCAAGTGTAGTTAATAATACTTCTCTAAACTCTACTTTAGGAACCATCATACCTTGACGATCTCGTATAATCTGTCCTGTTACTACACCATTAATTCTAACAGCTTTAGTATATTCTATTGGTTCATAATATCTTGCAACAAATACTGCATACTCAGCATCTGATACAGCACTTTTATTATGTACCCAGATACCCCGTTTATTACTTTCAGAACCGGGCATCCATACTTCATGTTTATTTCTAGCATCTATAAACTCTTGAGTATACTTATGATACATTCCAGATGGACGTAATGATCCATCCTCTCTTTTTTCTTCTGCTATATAGAAGTCTCCGTATGCTTGTTTATTTGCAGCTAGATTTATATTGTAATCTATATCTTCTTGACTTGCAGTTTCTAAATCAAATACATCTCTATATTGATAGGGTGTACCTTCATTATCATATAACTTACTTCTAAGTTCATTTTGTATAGCCCAGTATTGCTCACCTATTATTGTTACATACCTTCCGTTGAAAGTACCGTCAGCATCATATTCTAACATAAACTTATAAAGCTCATCAAGCTTTAATTCTGGAGATAATTTTGCAAGCTTTTGACCTGCAGCTCTAATAACTGTTTCTCTTTGACCAACAAGATCTAATAGTTTTTGATTTTGAGCTTTTCTTATTTTATCCATTACAGATAATAAAACATCTCCAG